AGTGGGCATGTGTGAGTTGTGGGCTATACCCGCCGGCGAGATTCCGGTGGGCTGACCATTGTTGTCCTGATTGCTGGTCGGTACGTTGCGACCTCCAGGACATCGCAGGCAGGGCCATCGACGGTGCAGGTCGCCCCACGCTTGGTATGCTCCGGCGTGGTGACGAGCCTTACGTCGCTGAAACCGAGCCCGCGGTGTTCAGGACTGCGTGCGACGCTATTGGCAAGGTCGTGGAGGTGGACATTGACTCCGTGGACAGTGGGTACAAGCTGTCGAAATGGGTGGATGTCCCAAAGACCAGGCGAGTCGTGTTGGAGGGCATCGGCGTCCTTTCGGGGGAGATGGCGCCGGAGGTCTACGATACGACAAGGCACAATATGGACCTCACCATTATCAACAGACTGTTTCCCAAGGTCCCGGGGCATGTGGCGGGTGTGTGGGACGCGCTGGTGGATAGCCTCATTGAGCTCGACTTCATTCCAAATATGCACGTCACGGCACTTCCTGTGGTGTGTGCGGATGATGTTGTATGGGCAAGAGGGGAAGGGCTTGACACCAGTTTCGTATTGCACGCCCCCATAGGCGACTCCTGGATCGGTGGATTCCCATCGGCGCGGAGGAAGGCGTTGTGGCAGCAGGTTTGCGACTACCTTGCCGCCTGGCCTATTCCGTGCGATGCTCAGAAGGCGCAAGACGTTAAGATTTTCATCAAGCGCGAGATTACGCAGTGCGGTGCACGTAATCCTAGGCCGATTGTCTCACCTAATGATGCTGTGCACTATGCTCTTGGGAGTTGGACTCGGCCGGCTACCAAATTGTTGCATGTGGAGTGGTCCTACCAACGATCGTCGATCATCACATACGCCGGTGGGATGTCGCCACGTGACCTCGATGGGTGGCTAAAACACGTGCTGCGTTACCAGGCGGGGAGGATCTGGTATGAGAGTGACTACTCGCGCTATGACGTCACATACTCGATGGAGATGCTCAACAACGCCATCAGGATCTACAGGGGTTGGGGTGCACCTCAGGAGGTCCAAGACTGGCTTGCTGCGATTGCTGTCCCCGTGGGTCGTACATCGCTCGGTGACCGGGTGGTGGCGCGGCCCATGAATGCGTCAGGTCGGGATGACACTGCCCTGATGAACGCTCTGATGAACGGCATCGCACAGGTTGGTGCGTGGGCGTCTGTGCTCTCGGGTGTGCCCGTAGGAGAATTGCGGCGGTGGCATCTGATGAATGCCATCGCCCACCTGGACATCATCGTTCTCGGTGACGATTCACTCACGCTCGCGCCGCCTGGTATTGACCTTGCGGCGCTCGAGCAAGCATTTCGCGGTTTTGGGTTAGAGGTGAAGCTAAAGACGAATGATTATGTCGGGGCTGTCACCTTTTTGGGCATGCGACCCTACCCCACCGCTGATGGGGGGTATGCGTGGGGTCCGACCATCGGCCGCCGTGCCTTCAAACACCACTGGTGCCTCGATCCGCCGCCGCAGCGGCATTCGTGGCTCCGTGGTGTCGCGGTGGGCGAGTTGGTCAGTGCCGCGCATGTGCCCTGGCTGGCAGAAGTCAATGAGTTCGTCCTTGACGTGTTGGGCAGGGGTCCTGTCACTCCCCCTGTCACGCATGTCTGGACGCGAGTTGTGGCGGTTGCGCCGGATCACTCGCGCATGCGCCAACACATGAAGTCGGTCTATGATTGGGACGACGCAGACTGGCTTGAGATGGAGCGGGCGCTTTCAAGGATGCGCACGCTACACCGGCTCCCCGTCGTGGTGGACGGGGGGTTTTTGGACAAATGTTTCGCCGTCGACTGCTAGCAGTCGGCGTGGAGCTTCGAAGGAAGCT